GGTTGGGCTCCCGTCGGGGTGTTGTGCGCCCGCTGCTGGGGGAGACTCCAAGCCGTCGTGCGCACGATGCCGGCACTCGTCGACGAGCTGATGAGCGGGGATGATGCGCCCTCGGCGGTCTCCTCGTCCGGGGGTGGTCGCCCGCCTGGCTCGTCCTCGCTGTACCCGCAGCAGAGGGCAGCTGCCGACGAGCTCGCCGCTGCCCTGGCCTCGTGGTGTATCCAGGCAGGCGAGCATATCGGCGTGGAGGCTCCTCGGCCGTCCGGCCTGTGGTGGTCCGCGCCCGGGAGGAAGATCGACCCGGAGACGGGCGAGGCGTACCTCGTGGAGGCAGAGCCGGTCGGCATCCGTGTCCCTGCGGCGCTGACTGAGCTCGTCCGCTGGCTTGATCCACTGCTCGACCGTGTCGCGGCCGCACCGTGGGCGCCCGAGATGCTTGCCGACCTGGCGAGGCTCGATGCCGGCGCACGCGCGAGGTGGGCAGTTGAGGAACCGGAGCGGCGCGTGCAGGATATTGCGTGCCCGTCTTGCAACGCGTACTCGCTGGTTGTCCAGCCGGTGCGCGTGGTGGGCGGCCAGGAGCAGGTGACCTGTTCGCGTATCTCCTGCGGGCGTGTCCTGTCCTCCCAGGACTGGGAACGACTGCGCGCCTGGTCGGTCCTGGTCGCTCGCATGTCAGCAAAGACCGAGGAGCCGTCGGCATGATCGTGGCAGGGGAGGAGTGGGAACGACAGTGCGATGTGCCGAAACATGTCCCCGGCCTCCCCGCGTCAACGGTCCGGGTGTGGGCAGCAGCAGGACGGGTGCGGTCGGTCAAGGTCGGCGGCTCCGTATGGGTATCCGTCGAGGACGTGCTAGCGGCTGCGGCCTCGTCGCGCCGCCGCTGCACGACACGACACGCGAACCAGGTACAGGTTGATTGACAGCGCCGCATGGCAGTTATAACATTCGTGCCAACGGCAGAAGTGTCGAACAAGCCCCGAGGTGGTTACCGTCCGGGGCTTTCGTGTACCCGCCGATACGCGGCGAGCTCCGAGAGGGTGAAGCGTCATGGCGTGGTCATCGAGCGATCGTGCGTCGCGGCTCCCGCCTGACTGGGACGAGCGCCGCGCCTTCGTCCGAGCCCGCGCAGGCGGCAGGTGCGAAGCGCTCCTGCATGACGGGACGCGCTGCCCTGCAGCTGGTGCCGAGTGCGACCACGTCACACCTGGTGACGATCATCGAGCGACGAACTTGCAGTGGTTGTGCTCGTGGCATCACAAGCGCAAGACTCAGCGAGAAGCCGCGGCTGCATTAGCCGCAGAGCGGGCACGAAACGCCCCGCGCAAGCGCAAGCATCCCGGCCTCATCGACTAGCCCCCCACCAGGGACCCCCTCCCCACCCAGGCAGAACACCGTCAAGAGCTGTCGGTTTTTGTTTGTACGGGTCTGGGGAAATTACAACTACCCACAAGCGTTGAACTAGCAACGCAAACGCCGGGTGTCGGGGTGAGGGCGTAGGTGAATTTAGAGGGGTGCCAGGCTGCCGTCCTGGTACACATTCTCCGTGACGGTGATGTATCGCCCCTGCGAATAGAACTCGATCCGCTGCCCACGCCACATGCGCTTGAAGCCACGCTGAGGGACGGCCGTCCCCCAGATGTGCAGCCCACGCCCAGACGGCGAGACCTCAACGTAGGAGCCTTCGTAGTACGCGAGAAGAACGCGAGCGGCCTCGTTGGGGATGCCATGCTCATCGAGGCATCCGTCGAGGTCGATACAGCCTATGCCGTCCCCGAGGACGAACCCCAGGGGAGCGCCAGTCGCGCTCGCGGCCGCATGAGTGCTCCACGTGCTCGGGTCAGTAACTGAAGCCCACCGGCCGGTGCGCGAGCACACAGGGCGCTTGTCGATGTGGTTGACCCATCGGGGGCGGTTAATGAGCTCGGCGGGTAGCGCTCGCGGGGCATGCGTCTGTGCGGCGCGGTGGTGAGCGACTCGGCATCGGGTCGAGCAAAAGCGCGCGTCGGCGCGCGCCCAGTGTCTGAGCGGAGCCGAGCAGTGTTCGCATGTCCTCACGTCTCCTATTGTAACGGATAATTCGTTGGTATTCTGCGGATAGGCGGGGGTGGTTATGGCTGGTCGTGGCCCCGCGCCGAAGCCGAAGGGCTCGCGAGCTCGCCGGAATAAGGACCCCCAAGTCCTGCGCATCATCACGGCGCAGCCGGTCGAGCAGCCGTCGCTGCCGGTCATCGAGCAAGTTGTCCTCGACGAGAACGGCAAGCCGAGGAAGAAGCGCTTCACGTGGCCGACGGTGACTCGCCGCTGGTGGAAGATGTGGGGAGAATCCCCGCTCAGCGCGGAGTACACGGAAACAGACTGGTCATTCCTGCTCGACACCGCATACCTGCACGCCCTGTACTGGAAGGGCGATTATCGAGTTGCCGGCGAACTGAGGCTGCGCGTCGCTAAGTTCGGGGCCACGCCCGAGGACCGCGCCAGGTTGAGAATTCAGTTCGCGGTGGCCGATAACCTCGAAGACGACGCCGACAACGCCATTGATGATGTGGCGCCCGTTTCTGCGCGGGCGCGCAGACGGCAGAAGAAGCTGAGGGCGGTGTAGCGTGCCCTGGCAACCGATCGACGAGGACGACGAGTTCCCGACGCTCGGCTACGACGTTGCGGACTGGATGATGGAGTTCCTCCTCATGCCAGACCGTGACGAGGACAGTGAGGAGCACATCCCGTTCGTGCCGACGCAGGAGCAGATTGAGTTCCTCGCGAGGCTGTATGAGCTGGACCCGGAGACGGGCCGTCGAGTCAAGCAGCGCGCGGTGTTGTCGCGTCCGCGTGGTTGGGGTAAAAGCCCGTTTCTCGCAGCGATCTGCTGTGCTGAGGCTATGGGGCCTGTGCTGTGCGACGGGTGGGACTCAGATGGCCAGCCGGTCGGTGTCCCGTGGTCGACGCGGCGTACCCCTATCGTGCAGGTCACGGCAACGACGGACGATCAGACGGCGAACACCTGGGACCCGCTCCTGGAAATGCTGCGCGGCTCTCCGGCTGAATCGGAGTACGGCCTCGACCCGATGGACTCGTTCGTGGCGCTGAGGCGCGGCCGCATCGAGAAACGAACGTCGTCAGCGACCTCCGTCAAGGGCGCGAAGGCTGTCATGGCGGTCATGGACCAGACAGAGACGTGGCTGCCGTCGAACGGTGGCCCGAAGCTGGCGAAAACGTTGCGCTCGAATGCCGACAAGCTCAGGGGTCTCACGATCGAGACCCCGAACGCCTACACGATCGGCGAACGCTCGGTGGCCGAGACGACAGCGCGATTCTATGAGCTGATCAAGGCTGGCAAGGCCAAGCCCGAAGCCGCGCGTGGTCTGTACTACGACCACCGTGAGGCACCGCTCGACACCGACATCTCCGACCGTGAATCGCTCCTCAACGGCTTGCGTATCGCCTACGGAGACTCGGCAGCCGACCCGCGCGGATGCGCAATCCACGAACCCGAGTGCGAACCCGGCTGGGTGGACCTGGAACGAATCGCGGACAGCTTCTGGCATCCGGATAACGATCCCGCGGGGATGTGCTCGGACTTCCTGAACCAAATCACCTCGGCGTCGGACGCATGGCTCACGATGCCCGAGCTGCGAGCCATCGAAGACCACACGAAGCAGATCAGCTCCACCGAGCCGATCACGCTCGGCTTCGACGGCTCCGAAGGCCGGAAGATCGGCATCGCAGATGCCACGGTCCTGATCGGCTACTCGGTGACGCAACGGCACCTGTTCAAGGTCGGGATTTGGAGCCAGCCAGACGGCCCCGCAGGCGAAGGCTGGCAGCCGCCCCGCCTCGAAGTGGAACAAACCGTCCGAGAAGCCTTCGAGCGATTCAACGTCGTGGGCTTCTACGCGGACCCGTCGGCGGGATGGGCTCAGGACGTGAAGGGCTGGGAGGCACGCTACTCGCGCCGCCTACGCGCCAAGATCAGCGCGTCCGAGCCGATCCGGTACCCGCAGCGCAACGTCAGTAAGACCTGCGAGAACTTCGCGCAACTCTTGTCCGCGATCCACCAGGGCCTCATCACATACGACGGAGACCCGACGATGACCGCGCACCTGCTCAACGCCCGCAAGTCGCCCAGGCAATCGGGCTACGTCCTCGTCAAACCTGCGGACGACCAAGACTACTCGAAGATTGACGCCGCCTGGGGCGCCATGTTCGCCTACACAGCCGGACTCGACGCCGTCGGCAAGGGCGCAGCCAAGCAGACCAGCCGCCGCGCACCGAGGCGGCTCTACTAACCGCACTGGGGGAGGAGGCCCCACCTCATGACGAAAACGCCCGAGGAATGGCTCGCCTACCTCACTGCCAAGATGGACAAGGAGCGTCCGCGAACGGACCTCCTGCGCTCATACACCAATGGGTCATCCCCCTTGCCGGAGATGGGCCCTAATCTCGCAAAGGCGTGGCTGAAGTTCCAGCGGCGTGCGCGCACCAACCCGGGCAAGCTCGTCGTGTCCGCGCTCGTGGATCGTCTCATCCCTAACGGGGTGACGGTCGGAGCCAGCGAGGACAGCCCTGCAGCTCAGGCGGCCGTGCGCATCTGGCGCGACAACCGCCTCAAAGTGGTCTTCTCGGACGCAATCTGGGACGCGGCCGCCCTCGGCCGCGGCTACCTCCTGGTCACCCAGGACGAAGACGGCCGAGCGTGTGTCACCTACGAGCGGCCCGAACACATGTACGTCGAATCGGACCCGGTCAAGCCCTGGCGCGCGCTCGCGGCTATGAAGGTTTGGCGAGACCAGGCGGCCGGCCTCGACCACCTCGTGATGTGGACTCCGGGCCTGCGCATGTCCTACACGCGATCGGCCTACGACAAGTCGCGGCAGCTGATCTCCCGGGTGTCCGGGGACTGGCGTCTCGACCTCGGTGGCGTCCAGCCCTTCGAGGGCGCGCCCCCGGTCGTGGTCCTCGAGAACAGGCACAGCATGGGCGAGTTCGAGCACGTGCTCGACCTGATCGACCGAATCAACTGGCAGACCCTGCAGCGCTTGGTCATTATCTCGATGCAGGCCTTCCGACAGCGAGCACTGAAGTCGTCTGAAGGGTCGGCGGGTCTGCCGGCCGAGGACGAATCTGGGAACGCGATCGACTACCAGGCGATCTTCGAGCCCTCGCCCGCAGCTCTCTGGGAGCTGCCCCCGGGTGTGGAAATCTGGGAATCGTCCCAGACGCAGATCACGGAAATCTTGAACGCGACCAAGGACGACTGGCGCGAATTGGCCGCCGAGACCTCAACGCCGCTCTCGATCATGCTCCCGGACTCCGCGAACCAGTCGGCGGCGGGAGCTGAGCAACCCCAGAAGGCCCTCCTCTCCAAGGCAGGCGACAGGATCGAGCGCTTCAAGCCCGCGCTCGCATACCTCATTGTCAAGGCACTCGGGGTCGAGGGATACACGCTGGACGAGACGGAGACCGTGGAGGTCCTGTTCGTCCCGCCGCATGCTGTCTCCCTCACGGAGAAATACGCTGCGGCCGTCCAAGCGCGCAATGCCGGCGAAGCGCTCGAAACCATCCAGCGCAACATCCTCGGATACTCGCCGGAGCAGATCGCACAGGACAAGCAGCGTAGGGCTGAGGAGCAGCTTGCGTTGGCGTTCGCGCTCCAAGACAAGCCGCAGCCGCAGCTGACAGACGAGGCCGCAACCCCGGGTACGGGGGGGACCCGGCAGACCTGAAGCTCAGGTTTGATGCCCTCGGCACGGCGATCCGCGCTGGCGTCGCTCCTGAATCAGCGTCGGAGGTCGTCGGCCTCGACGGAATCCGATTCACGGGCGCCGTCCCCGTAGCGCTCCGGCTCCCAGAGACACAGTCAGCGACACTCGAGGAGAAGTAACGATGCCGGACCTGGACTCGCTCAACAGCCTCGCTGAGGCGTATGACGGCCAGGTTCACGCGATCCGACAGCAGATCACCGCCTTCGGCCAGGCCTACTGGGACTCACTCCCGCACTACAGGGCCAGCGCCGTGGAGGACATGATCCAAGCGATCACCCCCAGAGTGACCGCAGGCCAGCTCCGCATAGCCGATCTGACGCGCGCGTACCTCGCCCAGTGCGCCCGCGAGCTCGGCTGGAAGGTCGTCCTCCCACCAATCGACCAGGACGAGATACGCGGCGCTCGCGGTGTAGACCCGCGCATCGTCTATCGTCGTCCAGCGGTCGACGTGTACACCGCGCTCGCGGCTGGTAAGCCTCTGCCGCAGGCTGCGGCTGAGGGGCGGCTGCGGCTCACGCAGTTGATCGGTGGGGACATGCAGCTGGCGAAGGTGCATGCGTCTCGTCAGTCGATGAGGGGCTACCCGGCGGAGGGGCAGTTCTATCGGCGTGTGCTCACTGGGCGTGAGAATTGCGCCCTGTGTGTGGTTGCGTCGACGCAGCGCTATTACCGTGGTGACCTGCTACCGATTCACCCGGGATGCGACTGTGGGGTGCAGCCTCTTCCTCCGGGCCTGGCGGTCAATCAGGTGATCGACGAGGACTTGCTCGAACAAGTCCACCAGATCACGGCGGACCGCCTCGGTGTCTCTGACCGGGGTGGGCGTACACCGGATTACCGAAAGCTCCTGACGGTCAGCGAACACGGCGAGTACGGGCCAACGCTGTCATGGGCGCAGCCCAAGGCCAAGCCAAAGCCCAAGGCGGGGGAGTCTGAGCCGCCTAAGCCACCCAAACCCCCGAAGAAGACCACAGCACAACCGCCGGACGACTCCGATCGTTTAAAGCGCCTGATGAGCGTTCCTGCCGAAAAATGGCATAAGACGCTTCAGTATGAGGGTGGGGACGTGACAGGGATTCCCGGAGAATTCCTGTATCCGGGGCATGGGGACGGGCGGGTGTTCATCCCGGCTGTTTCGGTCAGAGATGCGCCCAGTGAGCATGAGGTGCTCACGGCGCTGCGCCTGGCGGAAGAGGGAATGGACGTGCTGTTCCGCATAGATTCGCGCGAAAAAGGCGCGAAGAACCCAGACGCGGAAATGAATCAGCAGGTCTGGGAATTCAAAGCACCCACGGGGCAAGGCAAGAACACCATCGACTCGCAGATGAAGCGAGCGGGGAAACAGACTGAACGCCTGGTCCTCGATCTACGCCGTTGCGAACTCGACGATAAGAAATCGATCCGGGATGTCCGGCAAGGTATGCAGGGTCGTCATCTTACCCAAGTGATTGTCATAGATCATGCAGGAAATATTATCGACATTCCGTGAGTGTGCTATCCTAGCGGTGAGGACATCCCGGCAGCCCCTTCGGGCAGCCCAGGTGTCCTTTTCACATAATGCTCAAACTAGCCGACCTCGGACGTAATGCCTGGGTCGGTTTTTTGATACCCAACCAGCCCCCAGCCGTAACGGTGTGGGGGCTTTCGTGTACCCGGAATGGGAGGAATCACCATGAAGAACCACCTGAAGCGACATCCCTACCTTCGCTTCATCGACGCCCCGTCCGCAGAAACGGGAGGGGACGCGCAGGATGCCCCTGCAGCCGCCGCTGAGGATACGGCCCAGCAGGTTGACTGGGAGGCTGAGGCCCGGAAATGGAAGGAATTGTCCCGCAAGAATGAGTCTCGGATGAAGGAGAACGCCGAAAAGGCGCGCTTATACGACGAGGCTCAGGAGCAGGGCAAGTCCGAGCTGCAGAAGGCGCAGGAAGCGGCAGCGAAGGCTGAGGCGCGAGCTGCGGCGATGGAGGCCGAGGCGCTGCGCGCTAAGGGCGCGGCGGCGGCCGGCGC